ACCCCTCCCCCGACTCATGAAAGTCGCGAAGAGTCTGCATGACAGGTGATCATCGTCCAAAATGGATTCGATTAGATGTAAGTATAGATGTTGTGCTGTAAGAAATGTCCGCCTCTATTCCCTGCACCTGCCCTCACTGCCCTGGACACATCGCCCCGTCGCTGCCGAAGAACAATGAGCCGTTGCTGAAGCGGGTTCTTGCGATCGTACCAAAGGGACGCCATGCTGCGTGGCGGAAGTCGTTCAATAAGGACTACATTGAAGACAATGTCAACACTATCCTCGAATCGTGCCGTGATCCACTTCTAGATGACTCCACGGCAGCCGAGCGCGCTAAGATGGCCGACTGGGATGAGTTTTGCAAGCTAGTGTTCCTTCGCCTCGTTGAGAAAGGACACTTGGACTACGGGACCTACATTAACAGCTGCCAAGACACTGCAGGCGGTTGTGATGAAATCATCTGGGACGCTGCAGTTGAGGTCCTCAAGAACAATGCGTAAGGCGGTCAACAGACAACAAACAATTTTTAACTTCAAAATGAATTTGAGTATCACTAGTCAGTGGTAATCAAATGTCCTTCAACAGTGTGACGATTGAGCAGATTCCGAAGATTGAGATTAGTGTGTCGATGTTGCGCGATGCGTTCGTTGCCTGCACTCCGTTTGACTGTCCTTCGCGATCTCGGTTTGCAGCATGTTATCCTTATTCGTGGAATGATGCAAATGAGAAGATTACGATGGAGCGAGCGGCATCTGTGATGTGTCACTGTCTACAGACGACAGAGAATCTGAGTCGCTTCATCTTCTTCTTTACAGGGGAGCGTATTGCAAGTTATGATGTAGTTTCAGAGTATCTGATTCAAGCCTTCATCAAGGCGTAAGCACGGTTCACGCCTGTCACCTCTGCAACAACATGGAACAGCGCACCTGCAAGAAACAGCGTAACCCACTTGGAGAAGCCGAACCGCTCCACAACGTAGAAGATAGGCAGGAACGCAAGACCGACGAGAACAGCTTCAAAAAGGAAGTGCATTTACATTCAAAACGGATTTGATTTTTCATATAAGAAGGACATTGTGACAAAATGATGAACTCTCTGAACAACGCACTTGAACACACTCTGGCGATGACGCACCATGTCATGCGTGGCAGGGTTATTGAGATCGAACAAGAAGGAGATCCTAGTTGGCTGGTTATGTTTCGCACAGATGAAGGTAGCATCCCTACCCGCAAACTTGAAGTGGAAGTCTTCTTCCAAGATGGCGGTGTTGTTGCAGGTGTGCTCAACGAGTTCAACATGACAAAGAGCATGCTGAATACCTTCATGGACATATTCATGAGCGCCATCGTGATTCCCGACGAGGAGCCTGAACCTGATCTAGAGAATGAAGATCCCGATGACTACGAGACGGAGGGCGAGTAAGCAGATACCAGCAATAAAATCACACCCATTTTTTAATGAAGAGGATTACCTACGATGTTGTTGTAGATCCTGATGTGGACTTTCCACTTGCGGACTTTGCAAGAGACGTAGCCATCTGTCTTGCTGATCCGAATGGATGGGAGTCAAAGGGTTATCGATTTGTGCAAGTGAAGAGAAATGGTCATGTTCATATTCATCTGTCATCAATCAAGGGGCTGAAGGAAGCAGGATGCGATCACACACTCTCTTGTGCGGAACTTGGAGGCAGAGAGATGCACATCAATGAGAACCGCTGGAGACATGGAACCAAGCGATCGGGACAGGATCTTAATGGATATCGGCAATACGTTATCTCACACGAAATGGGACATATCCTTGGTCGAGACCACGCAAAATGCCCTGGGAAGGGTCAGTTGGCGCCGATAATGTTGCAACAGACCTTAGGACTTCACGGGTGCCTTCCGAATACAAACGTGTAGTGGGTTCCTCTTTTCTGAACTCACGAACAGGATTGGAAAGTACTATGAGTGCAAAGAGAATCGCAAAGCAAACCAATAAGACTTTCAGCATTGACACTCTACTTATAAAAATGGACAGCATTGTAACCGCCGTGATTGAGAAGTTCAAGCAGCGCTCAGAGTTTGGGCAGAAGAAGTACGGAACGAACCTTGATCGTAAGGATCTGTCTGTTCTTCAGTGGATTGTGCATGCTCAAGAAGAGCACATGGATGCTATTTTGTATTTAGAAAAGTTGAAGACCGAACTCGCTCACCTTAGTCCGCCTTCTTAGATGCATCGGGCAACACACGCAGAATACACCGGGTCTTTTAGGCCTGCGAGTTTTCCAATTGCTTCAATCACATCTTGATGGCGTTTCATCAGAGTTTGAATTTGCGGTGTAGTCATAGTCTCTATGTCTTCAACCGTATAGTGAGGCAAGACCCTGAGGACTTTAGTTGCTGTACGCAAGACCGCCCATGCCAGACATCACGCGGAAGATGTTGTAGTTCACGGCATACATGCGGAAGTTGAACGGCGTGCTCTTCGTCGGCTTCGCAAGACCAGCCTCGGCGATGCTGTCAAACACGAGGGTTGTCGTGTCAATGCGCGAGAAGTTACATGTGCCCGACGGCTGGTGCTCCTCCGGCTGCAGGGCAAAGGAGTACACGTTGATGGGGTTGTCGTGGGGCGTGTACTGCAGATTCGGCAGAGTGAACGTCAGCGTCACAGATGCCTGGTTGGTAATCACCGCCTCGCTGAGATTGTAGGTTCCAGCGCCACCGCTTCCAGAGCCAAATGCAGAGATGATCGTGCCGGAAGAGATTCCCGTTCCAGACACGAGGCAGCCCTCGATGATTGTACCTCCAATCACGCTTCCGGAAGGAACCGTCAGAACATCACCAACAGTCTGGCAAAGAGTAGCCGTGAAGGTTGTCGCAGTCGGCGCGAACACCTGAGCGCGCATCGGCCAGAAGGCACCGCCCGAGTGGTGCTGGTAAGGCTGGACACGCCAGAAGTAGTCACCATAGCGCTCATCGAAACGATCCTGGCCGTTGATCTGCAGGCGGCAGCGGTTCACGATATCGTCGTAGCTGAACGGCTGTGTGAAGCCCTCTCCGTCCGTGAGTGCAGAGCCACAATCCGTCTTGCGGGCATCCTGGAAGACCCACACAAGCTCCTTGACAGGGTGATTCAGCGTCAGGTCAATGCGAGCAGAGGCAGTCGTAAGCGTCTGCTGGAGACCGAACTGCAGCTGATCGATCAGGTACTCGTGCGACTGCTGGGCAAAGCGGCGGCGCTCATCGACGTCGAGGTAGACGTAGTCGATATAGAGAGCCATGTCCTTGAGCTGCGGGAGAGCAGAGGCAGCCTGGGCGACAGATGCATACGTGCCCTTGCTCACAAGATCCGTTGCAGGCGACAGAGTCACGTTGACGCGAACCTCGTGGTACTGGAGGGCGATCAGCGGCAGGGCCAGACCAGGGTTACGGCAGAACCAGAACTGGAGAGGGATGTAGAGGATGCTCGGGCGGCCTCCGCAAGAGACGGCCGTCGTAACAGAGCCACCGAGGTAGCCACCCGTCATGCTGTCGAGCTTGACGGAGTTATCAAACGACGAGGTCAGGTTCTCCCAGAGGAAGAGCCACTCACCGTAGTGGGTGTCGATGATCTGGCCACCGATCTCCACCTCGATCTTCTTGAGCAGCTGGTAGGCAAGACGACGCTCCCAGGCACCCGTCCACTGAACAGGCTTGTTCGCACCTCCAAAGACAACACTCTGCGTATCGGGCAGCTGGACCTCGAGGTAGGTCTTGTACATCAGATCGGCGTTGCGGTTCACGACAGCAACAACACGCTGGCCATACTGCGGCGAGCCAGTGAAGTTCACGCGGAACGCCTCCATCGCGAAATTGGTATGGCGCTTGTAGAGCACCTTCCAGAACGTGATGTGAGGGTTTCCAGTGATGTAGGCATCTTGAGCACCATATGCGACGAGTTGAAGAAGACCACCGCCCATTTAGTTTATTCTTTGCGAGGATATATTCTTCTGCCTTTGACACAATGGAAGGCGGATCGTTCTTGACGAGTGGCGCCGAAACATGCGTGTTTAAGCCCGCAGTGAAGTGTGCACAGGGGGACATCCCACCTGGCGACTTTGTCTCGCGGATCGTAGAGAACAATGGGATTGAGGAGGAGAATCAGGACAATGCAAAGGACGCACTCACTTCTGCAATGGCAAAGATACATGGGAATGCTCAGGCTACTGAGTGGCTCGGTGGACGGCCTCTGAGTATGTATTTTAACTTTGCAATTGGACTGTGTACGCCTGCCTTTTCAGCGGAAGATCTGGTCAAAGAAGATGGCAGCCCGCATACATGCGAGATTCCTATTCGGGTTGGAAGAGTGACTAGCGTTACGAATCTTATTACGCCGAGACAGGACGACGACGTGAGACGTATGACGCATTCTACAGAGGAGACGGTAACAGAGCTTCGCAAGTTCCTTCACGCTGTTCTTCTGTTCAACAATGAAGGGGTCGTGCATACGGATGCTCATTTTGGCAATATTGCGTGGATGGGCGATCACATAGTTCTTCACGACTGGGGTCGTCTCGTGCAAGGCGCTGCTGAACTCAAGGACTTTTTTTTCAAGCTTGATTTGGATACGAGGAATGGAAGAGATGCGATGATCCAGGAGGGTAAGCACATGCAAGTGATAGGGCCCTGTCGGTTTCTGAATGTCTGTCCGATCTTAGAGAAACCAGAAATCCTTGAGAAGTTCATAAAATTGTATGACACGATCAGCTTGTTTGCTACGATTGCAATGATAAAGAAGATTGGACGGGATGTGGTGAACAAGCACTTTGTAATTCCTATCAAGGACCTGCTTGTATCAGATGCAACCCCCGATGAGGTGTCACTTGAAGCACACAATATTGTAGATACATTCTTCGATGAGGTAGAGAACAAACTGCTTGACCTGGTTCCTCCTCCTCTGGCGTCTGGATCTCCTGCTCCGCCACCGATGATTAAGCGTACGCGAATCATGGGTGGATATTACATGGCAAAGGGAGCAGATACCTGTGTTTACTCTCCACCAGTGAAGTGCAGACCAGGAACGACGGAAGGTGAGATTCCTCCCGGTGATTACGTGTCCCGCGTGGTCCCTGCAATCAAGGATGAGTGGGAAGCACAGAAGATTGTGAAGGAGAAGATCGAGTCGTTCTCTCCAGGCATAGAGAACAACTGTCTTGCAAGACAGTATCTTGGTGGTCGTCCCTTAACGGCCTACTTCAACTTTGCTACAGCTGTCTGCCAACCTTCCTTTCGACAGGAAGACATGGTAGACAAGGATGGGAACCCGAAGCTGTGTGGCAGAAATATTCAGCTTGGACCTGATAACAGAGCCCAGAATCTTATTACACCGAGACAGGGTCCCGATCTTGAAAATATAAAGGAGATCACACCTGCAGTGGTCGATGAGATGCGCAAATACTTCCACGCCGTTCTGTTTCTCAACAGCATGAACGTGGCTCACATGGATGCGCACTTTGGCAATGTTGCGTGGATGGACGGTCATCTTGTTATGCACGACTGGGGTCGCATCGTAATCGATATTGACGAGTTCAGAGGCGATCTGCAGAAGTATCACATGGACGACCCTGCTGTGAGACAGGGCACAATTCAGAATATGCGATTCCCGCAGTTTGTTACGCCGTGCAAGGTGCTTGACACATGTCCAACGCTCATGAGCACGGATGAACAGCTGAGTCGTTTCATAAAGGTCTACGATGTTCTATCCATGATTTCGAGTCTTACGATTATAAAAGTAGGCGAAGACGAGCCTGGTCTGCTAGAGAGAAGGCTGGTTGAACCGATCGAGCAAGTTCTCCAAGGGTTCGCTACCGAGGTTCAGGTTTCGATCAAGGCACACGAGATCGTGGAGAACTTCTTCCAGGAGCTCAAGAAGGACAAAGAGGATATGGCAGAGCTTCAACAGATGATCCTCGCTCTTCCTCCGATTGATGTCCCGCAACTTGCTCCCGATGAGTCCCCTCCGCAGGTTCCGCAAGTGCCTCCGCCCAGGGTTCAAACACCTGTACCCGATGTCTTTGGACCAAATCTGAGACTCTCATTGTCGGGTGGTGCTCGCAAACTCAGTCAGACCAAGCGTTTCTGCAAGTGCATCAAGAAGGTTAAGCGTACATTCCGCAATGAAAAAGGTCCTATTGCGGTCTGTGTGAAGTCTGTTCTGCAGACGAGGGGAAGAACACTAAGAAGATTCAAGTGTGGAAAGCATGCGAAGGTTGTGACACAGTCTCTCAAGAGAAAGTGACGTCCCAATGCTCAAGAGCTCTCTTGGCAGCCATCTGCTCTGCCTTCTTTCGAGTAGTTCCTAGCCCCGGTAACTTTATATGACTGCCTGGCATGAGCACATTTACTAGAATCTGACCGTCATCGCGAGGGGCACTCAACATGACATAGTTCGGTGTTGCTCCAAACTCTCGCTGACAATACTTCTGGTAAATATCCTTGTAGTTGGTGATCGTTGTTACAACATCCTGAATATCTAGGTAAGATTCCATCACAGTCGTCACAAATGCATAGACGATGTTGAATCGGTTTCCACAATCCGTCCACAAGGCACCGATAAAGGCTTCGAAGATATCGCCTAACTTCTGAATATTGCGGCGTCCGTTGATCGCAACTGACTCCTCATTATGGCGAGAGATCACATAGAAGGCGTCCAATCCGACCTTCTGGCAAAGAGCCCCGATACGCTCGTTGTTCACCAACTCCTTGCGAGCGTCCGTCAGGAACCCCTGCTTCTTGTCGGGATACTTGCGGCGAAGGTAGGTAGCCACGCAAACACCCAAGACCGAATCACCCTCAAACTCTAGACACTCGTAGGACTCCTCCTGAAGGGGCATGACGCCAGATGGACACAGCGCAAGAGACGCCGGTCGTCCATCGGGAGTAGTATAGTCAGATCTCTTGACGTAGGTTGTGTGGACCATTGCGGTCTGGAAGATCTTTTGATTTGTGATTCTGTAATGCGGTAAGCCATGTCGATGAAGAATTTGGTGAATGTTCCACTCTGCAAAGACCCGGTTACGCGGATTGTAAGGCGAATAGGTATCGGTCATTATGCTTTATGGATTGTTGATCTATCTTTTATTCGTTTTCTTACACAAATGGGGGCAGCTCAGTCCATGATGTACTCGGAGCTGCCTGATGCTCCACCAAAAAAAGAAGCGGTTCAGCACGTTGAACTCGCAAATGTCAAATACACCTCACCATGGAAACGCGATATGGCAATTGGACTTGTGTTCTTCAATCCTGCACGGTCAAAGCGTATGCTCATGAACTACTTCTACACAATCGAGAAACTGAAACTTGCAAGAATCCCCTACTATACATTAGAGCTCGTGTTCAACAAACAAGAGCCCGAGATCGCCAATGCGTTTCACGTCTGGGGTATGTCACACATGTTCCACAAGGAGCGGTTATGTACTCTGCTGGAAGGCATGATCCCGTGGTATTATTCGAAAGTTCTATTCCTCGACGCCGATGTGATCTTCGGAAACCCGAACTGGTATTCGGATGTATCAAGCGCGCTCTCAGATCACGATGTTGTTCAGCCGTTCACAACTGCGGTCTGGATGGATTTGACGTACAAGAAGATTTCACAGATCCGTGAATCAGTGATCTACATGGACAAGGCCAAGACCTTTGATCACAAGCTACATCCTGGCTTTGCATGGGCATTCCGTCGCAAGTGGTTTCGCAAGGTGGGCTTCTTTGAATATGGCGTCACCGGAAGCGGAGATACGCTCTCGGCTGCTGCGTGGCTTGGCGTGAAGTTCCCGACGACCTATCTGAAACCTGCTTTGATTCCCGCCTATAAGGAGTTTGATGCACATCCAAAGCCCCGTATGACCTGTGCACCTGGAGCAGTCTATCACTTGTATCACGGAACTCACGTGAAGCGCAGATATGTTGATCGCCACACTATGCTAGACGGAGTTAAGGATATTCGCAAGGTGATTCGCCCGAACTGGCAAGGTGTCTGGGAGTTCAGTGTCCGCGGACTTTCTGAAAAGCTTCAACAATATTTCATTGAACGAGAAGATGATGGAGTAGAATAATGAGCTGGAAAAAGTGGTTCTATCGTATGTGGAAGAGATGGTTTGGGGCAAAGAACAAGAACGCGCCGACCGCCCACCCTATGCAACATATCCTTCAGTACAAGAGCAAGAGAACTACTTAAAAATAAAGTGTTGTTGAGAGTCATATATCACGTTGATGGTGAAACCTCAGTTCGCTCTGGCTACTCGTCTGCTAAGCACCAATGGATCCCTTGTGTGTAATCTTACTCGTATCCAGAGCGGGTTTCTCCCGCGTGAGAATCTGGACCAAGCAAAACAACATCTAGCAGAACTTCAGAATACTCTTCGTGAGATCGAGCGCAGTCTCAATCTCGCTTCGTCAAAGCCTTCAGCTCAAATCCGTAATCCGTCTCCACCATCTTCGCCTCTTGGCGCTTAACAATTTCAGCCATGAGTTCCTCTGCCCGCGTCGGCACGAGTTCCTCGAGATACTGCTTCAACTCCTTCTTCGACAGGGTCCATCCCTTCTTCCACTCATTTGGACGTTTCACTGCAAAGACCATCCCCGATGTTGCAAGATTAATCTTGTCGGGGAGGGGCTCACGAGACGTAGCATACAGCGCAGTCAGATCCAACTCAATCGTGCGACGCTCATCACGGAGCTCATTTGCACGGGAGTTGATCTCTGCAAGACGGCGAGAGATATCAGCATAGCGAGAGAGAACAGGCTTGAGAGAATCCATTGTGTAATGATGTCTCTTTCGTTGACTTAATAGTATCTGTTTTAAACAAGGAATGTCGTGGCTTGACACTGAAGAGATCGAGCGTCTCCGTACCGTCTACAACAAAGAGAATCCGAAGGAGGATCCCGTCCCGAAGGGAACACCTGAAGAGATGTGGACGAATATCCAGCACCGACTTCATGACAAGTGCTCAACGGGTTCTGCGGAGTGCATCGTGTCGTCCCTTATGCAAAGGCCCCGTGCCCCGAAGCAGTGGGCGATCAATCGTAACGAGTGGCTCTCTTCAGATGACATTGATCATGTGGAGAAGAACTACACAGAGCTCTTCCCCAGCTACTTCTTTCTGGGATGCATTCCGATTGACTTTGATCTGAAGAATGAGACGCAGGAATGTATCGTGAGTGCGCTCTGTGCAATGAAGCTGCCGGAGCTTGCAAAGAAGGGTCATGAGCAGATCGGCATCGTCTTCAATACAGATCCTCACGATGGACCTGGCGAGCACTGGATCGCGCTCTTCTGCGATGTTCGGTCCGAGCTGGAGTATCCGCGCGTCACGTACTTTGATTCCTACGCACATGCGCCCGAGAAGGAGATCAAGGCGCTCATGAAGAGGTGGAAGACACAGTGGGATGCAACAGGAAAACACGCCAATCCGATGAAGATGACGTTCAATGCCACCCGTCACCAGTTCAAGGATTCCGAGTGCGGTATGTATTGCCTCTACTTCCATCGCGCCTGCCTGATGGAGCTGCCTATGCAAGAGCGTATTCCCGACGACGTTGTGAATGCATTCCGACAGATGTTGTTCAGAGTCCCAAAAATACAACCGACCAAGAAGTAATGGAGTTTGCGATTGGTGCTGCTCTCGTGGGTATTTTGGGATACGCAATCTTTCACGAGGAGAAGGAGGTTCCCGACGCGACACATAAGAAGCGCCTTTGCGATTACTATGTGACGGGTGGTGTGTATGAGGATGCAAAGGACGTTGTTGCAAGTGGCCGTCGTCTGCTCGAGGTTCACCTCTATGCGGATGAGAACGGAAAGCCGATCGTTGCAAAGGGCCCTCTAAATGGCGGTTATGATTATGCATACGATTACTGGACGTTTGACTCTGTCTGCGTAGACCTGCTTCAGGCATGGGAGGCTACATCAGACCCGTTCATCCTGTCGATCGTTCCGCATTCAGACAACAATGTAACTCTCAATCGCGCCGCTGAGTGCCTCAGAACAACTGTGCGCAGGCATATCGCAAAGGGCGTCGATGTAGACACTCCGATGGACGATCTGAACAATCGTCTGATCATTGTGTCCGACAACGTACAGGGCTCCGAACTGGGTGAGTTTGTAAATATGTCGTGGTCGGACTCCAAACTGCGCCGCCTTCTGTATGGGCAGGCAATGCACCCTCGCGACCAGGTGGAGCTTGTAGCCTACAACCGCAATGCAATCACGCTTGTGACGCCGGACCCTACCTTTGGCAAGGCGGCAATGGATCCTCAGATTGCCTTTGCGTATGGTTGCCAGTGGCTCCTTTTTGACAGTTCACGCGCGGCCCCTGGGTTCGTTGAAAAACCGGTGGGGTTACAATAACTTCTTGTGAACTAAACAAAATGGCAAACAAGTGGCTCGCTCACGTGAAGAAGACAATGAAGTCGCACAAGGGAATGAAGTTCGGCCAGGTGCTCAAGATGGCGAAGAAGACCTACAAGGGCGGCGCGGATGTCCAGCCCTACACGGACTTCGGCTCGAGCGGCGATATCTCTGTGTCGGGTGCCAACAGCGCCAGCCCGAATGCGCCGATCCGCGATGCCGCCGCGGTTGGTGGCCGCCGCCGCAAGTCGCGCAAGACCCGCCGTGGCTCGCGTCGCGCGTAGACGAAATGAGGAACGAGGTACGAGTGACGTAAAACGGAAGTCTCCGATTGAAAGCAAGAAACCTCACAATGGATCCGCCTAAGACTCGTCGTGAGACAAAGAAGACTGCAAAGGAGAAGAAGGCAGATGTCTATTCAGCCAGACATGCTCGCCTGATGGTGCAGTCTCAGCCCAAACCCAAATCAAAGTAACCGAGAGTGAGAAACCCTATACGTCTTTGCATGGTCGCGATCCTTCGTGCGACCCCCAGCAGTTTTACGACACGTTTTTCCATGGTACGTCTTCTTCGAGCAACCGCTCTTGTAATACGCAACATGATGGAAGTAGCCCCTGAAAGTAGCGATTGGGGTCTTTGCCTTTTTCGCTAATGCTTTTAGCAGTCCATACATCCACCGCATATACTCTTTCCGAGACCCGAGCTCCGGTTCGTGCTCCGTGATATAGGCATCAAAGACCTTGCGAAGCTCTGCAAAGGGATACTCGTGGTGGAGCGCATGCAAAAAGGTCCTCTGCGTCGCCATCTGTTCGGGTTCAGGGTCGTCGGGGTAGTTTGCTGCAAGAGAACCCAGAAAGTCGCCGCCCGGAACAGCTGTGGGCTTCAGTGAAAGATAGTGCTTCTTCACATCTTCAAAGCTAGGATCGGGTCCAGGGTTGATCACTGCGGGGTCATCTTTGCATTGTGTCCGAAGCTTATGGTTCACCATGTTGTGGATGTCGTACATCCACTTGCCAGGATCGCCGCGGAGGGGGTGCTTCTTAACAAACTCGGTTGTCGACGCACGGCAAAACTTGCAAGGAAGCACGTCCTTCATCTGATTGAGAACATCGTCAGGATGTTTGGAGGTAAACGCAATCAAATGAAATAATTGCCATGCACTCGGTCCCCAGAATCGAGTGTCCATTGTCTTTACGAAATAAAGTATACCTATCATAATAAAAATGCTCGATACTCGCGATATCATCATCCTCACGGCGTCGTTTTACCTGGGTGGCGTTGTTGGCAAGTTTTTCTCAGCCCTGTCCGATGACATCCTTACGCCGCTCCTCGCTCCGGCCGCCTCGGCCGGCAAGGGTGTGTCGGCCTTCACGGTCACGATCGGTGGTGTCACGCTGAAGGTGGGTGACGTGCTCGCTGCCTTCGTGAACCTGGTGATCTCGTTCGTGCTGGTTGTGTTCACGATCGGCCTCCTCCGTACCTACGTGCTGTCCCGTATCGGCGCTTCGCGTAGCGCTTAAACTTACGAGTTTTACGACGACCTCCTACAGTAGGCGCCTCCTCAAACGGATGACTGTCTTCCTCTTCTCCATCGGGGCATAGGTCCTTCTGATTTACCTTCTTCAGAACATCCACGACATCTAACAGCGTCCTATCATCGGACATATTTCTGTACTTCCACTCATGATTATCGTGCGACACATTACCCCATAACGCGAATGCTTTCAGCTGTATTCCGTTCTGGTAGTTATAGTTATTGTGAATGTTGCCAGATACATCATCAATCAGAATCGTATCGCAAGGGTTAAACTTCTTCTTGACATACCAGATGTAATTCAGGTTCTTCACGACGCCACTGGGTTTGCCCGTCTTCTTCTCAATCATAGCCTTTGCAGCAGCACAATCGTCACTGCTCCAAACGTTCGAGATGAACCCCTCACCCATTTCACCTTCAATCACGTCCTTGACCCAGTTTGCATAATCGGGCTCCGAAGCAGTCCAGAGATTCACCGTCTTTGCAAGTTTCTTCAGCCATGCAAGGAAGTCCCAAAGCTGCGGTCGGACGATAAATCCTTCTCTCAGCTCATACTTCTTCCTCTCTGCTTCGGGCAGAGCGGCCCACTGCTCCTTGAGTCCCTTGCGCCCAGAGTACTCAAAGAGCGTGTTATCAATATCGAGAATGATGTTCAGCTGCTTTTTTATGGGCGCTGCCATTTAAAAAATACGCAGATTTAATAAATGGTTTGGTCAGATCCTCGCACTTGGTTTTCTTCTACGCCTGCTGTCCCTGAGCCTGTGAGTGAGCTCCCCGCACCCACTACTTCTACCCCTGAGTATGGTGCCCGTCGTCGCCGCAAGACGCGTCGTGGTCGCAAGGGTTCTAAGCGGAGCCGAACCGGAAAGAAGTCCAGCCGGTAGGAGGGTGCTTTCCGTAGATCACCTCCATGCGCTTCTTTAGCTCCGCCGGATTTCCCTTAAAGATCTCATTATTCTGCTTCCACTCCTTCAGTTGGCGGTTCATCGCACCCGTAGTAACGGCCTCAGCCTGCTCGTCAGGCTTGAGCGGATGAACAAACTCACGGATGAAACGGGCGATCACGTCCGACTCCTCCTGATATTCGTTGGTATACTCCATCACCTTTGCAGGTGGTACGATCTTGCGCCAACCATTTCCCTCCTTGTAGACGGCGACAAGATACGACAGAAAGCAAGTAGCCCACTCGGTACTGACCATCTTTGCAACCAGCGACTCGTCAATCGGCTTCTCATGTGGCAGCTTCGGATCGGCCACGAACTTGCTCGTGAAACCCACTACGCAGAGACGGCGCCACGTACCACCATCGGTGGCATTGATCTTCGGCTTCTCGTTACATGCCAGATGGAAGCGTGCCTGGATGTCAAAGTCAATCATCTGCTTCGAACCCTGATACAAGTCACGGCACGTAATCTTCTCGCAAGAAGCCAGCTCCTTCATCAGACCCGTATTCAGAGGAACTTCCTCATCGGGCTCCTGCATTGTGACGAAACGACGACCCTTCATGCGAACCAGCTCGGGTGCAGCGGCAGCAGACTTGTTACGTCCCTGAGTCAGCAGAGAGATAGGAGCCTTGCACGTATAATCGCCCATCGCAGTAGACATCAGATTCATCAACATTGACTTGCCGTTCGAACCAGATCCCGTGAGGATGTGAAACTTCTGTGCCTCGTTGCCGCCCGAGAGGCAAGTACTCAGGTGATGGACAAAGTAGTTCCGAACATCTGCGTCTGGAAGAACCTCGCGAATAAACTTGTCAATCTCCGGCCAACACTCGAAAGCAGTATACGGCTTGGAGTCATCGTAATCGAGCTTCGTCGAGAAACTCACGTAATCTTCAGGCATACCCTGACGGAATTCCATTGACATCGTGTCAAAGACACCATTGTTGAAGCCGATAAGGTTCTTGTTCTCATCCAGCTTTCCTGCAAAGGTCTCATCGAGGAAGATCTCGCGACACTCCTTCATCACATCAGACTTAAAGCTCGTCTTCTTCAACCTGAGACGCATACTCGAGAATGACTTCTTACGAGCCTCTGCAGTACACGACGCGCACTCAGGATCAGGCGCCTTGTGATCACACATACCAATATTGCGAATTGTCGTCAACTCTGCATATTCCTTATCAGCATACTGCTTAGAAATCTCCTGTGACAACCGGCAACGAAGAGCGATGCCGCCATCCGTCTCTCGCCATCCGTTTCCAACAAACTGATACCAACAGTTCGTTCCATATCGTGCACACTTGAACTCATCTCCGAAACGTGCAAACACCACGCGTGCAACATCATTCTCAGTAGCAGTCAGCGCAGACTCCTCAATCAGGCGGTCAATATTCTCATCTTCGGCCTTCTTATATCCTTCAGGATTATCGGTGCGCGACCAGTTACGAAGGGAGTTCTCGCTGAGCTTTGGACCATCCATTCGCAATCCAAATGAGTTCCACTTGCTCAGAGCCTCGCGCTGATTGTACGTGTCGCCAATCTTCGAACTAAAGTCAAACCACAAATCAACAAGATCCGGATGGATGTTCTTCAAGCACTGACCAACGTTGATCCAATCTGCGTAGCTTGAATAGCGGAACTCTGCAAGATTGTTTACGTGAGCCTCAAAGTAATTCATCCTAGACTCCGTGAGAGGTGCAATGTAGTTGCGACCAGGAGAGCTTCCGCGAGAAGGAGCGTCCTCAGTACGAGTAGCCTGGCGCCCGCGACCAGCAGCCGTAGCGCGGCCTCCCGAGATCTGAACTACCTCGCGCTCGGTCTGAACATGGATATTTTGCTCACCAAACTCAGTCATCTTCGTCTCCTCTGAGGCCGGAGAACGAATAGACAGAAGCTTCATCTGATCGGGTGTAACCGGGACCTGAGTGTATTCGGCAGTGCTGACATCACCCGTCTCATAATCCCAGTCGACAATATAACGAATTCGATAAGGCATACCATCCTTCTTCTTCGAGCCAAGAAGCGTCCAATTATTCGTATGCGTCAGCGGCTGCTTATCATAGACATCATCCCACGTGCCACGGAACTCGAGACCTGCAAAGTACTCCTCCATCTTCCGCTGATGCAGAAGAGACCTGCGAACAGCCTGTTCAACACCAGCACGAGTCTTGAGACTAGGAACCTGTACGTGAATACCGGAACTCGATACCTTCTTTACAGGGTCATACGTAGGACTATCCTTCTCAAGAACATAGATCTCTACGTTGTCCTTCACAACAAGATACTTCTTTACTTCCGCCATATAGCCCTGGATGAACTTGAGAACCTGATCCTGATTGTGCTTGTGCTCATCTACACGCCCATCAAACTTGATGTCAAGATCAATTCGCAACTGACCAATTGTCGTGTTTTTCTCTGTCAGATACCTAGGAACTGAATTATGTAGATCGGCGCAGTAGAGCTTACGAAACTCATCCATGTGATCTTCAGGTACATTCCACTTCTCACGGTTATCAAACGACCAGAGATTGAACGGACTCTTGTCAGTAACTCGAAATCCCGCCTTCTTGGTCTCACTAGAGGAATCAGGATCACCATTCAGGAAGAGGTCGAGTTTCGTAGGAGGCATCCTGTGATATTAGGGTCGATTACTTTGCGAGAACCTATCCGTTTTAAACGCGGCATCCCGTCGAAAAAATGGAAGCATTATAGAACAAGGAGACCTAACTACAGAATGAAGTTCTGTACTAAGTGTGATAACATGATGTATAACATTGAAGAGCGCGATGGGTCAGCCTTCCTCAAGTGTCGGCAGTGTGACTACGAGGAGCCGATCACAAAGGAGAACCCAGTCGTCTATGACCACGATCTTCTGCAAGATACCTCGATTCAGTACTCCATCAACCCGTATCTCAAGCACGATCCTACGCTGCCGAGATTCACGAATATGAAGTGCCCGAACGTTGTGTGCCCTACAAAGGGCGGGCCATCGAACATTGTTGGCATCAAGTTGGATGCGAAAAATGTGATTTGGATGTATCAGTGTGCTGCGTGTGATGCTACCTGGAAGCAGGCGGCACGCGGTCCGTAGGCTTAAGAACTTACGCCAGTGCGAGTATTGTTTGTGTAACCTCCCCCAGAAATCTTATTTGCATTTGCACCTGTAGCCTTCGTATCAACGCGCGCGAGGTGAGCGACAGGCGCATAGACACCATCGGACTTCGCAGCCGTAAGAGGAAGCCCACCCGGCTGCTGGAACTTACCAGAGTTCTGAACTGTGCTGGTAGAATTGTGGATAGTAGACAGGGCTTTCGGCTGATTCACATACCCGCGGCCAACAAAAGGACGAACACGAGGGACAACGCCATTTATAGCGGTAACTGTCGAATTCTTAGGCGTAACAATCGCAGCAGCCTGGCTCGCAAGGAGCTGAGCATTCAGAACCGATTGGTTCGTGAATGGCTGAGCACTTGTCTGAATGCGGCTAGGGATCTTGCCATTCTGGTAGGCCAACGAAGCAGCTTGCGCCTTGATAAACGATGTGTAGTCAGACGCCGAGAGGTTAGGCATTGTTTATCTCTTACACTTTTTTAATCTCCCTTGTGAGCGCTACGACTCACAGCCGTAGGCGCAACAACAATTGTAGTTTTCGGAGCAGCAGTCACAGCAACCTTCGATGCAGTTGCTACAATCGCAGCGACCGACACGTTTACAGTGGTCACTGTAGACTTCACAATCGTTCCAGTGACAGGGAGCGCAGCAGCATTACGGACAAATGCAGTGTAATCGGAAGCAGATGTTCGGAGGACCGGCATTTGTCTATTCGCGAGAAAGAAGGAGCCTGTGCGACGTAAAACGGATAAAAGAACCTCAGCGCAAGAAGTAAGCAAAATGACCGATCTCCATCCCGAAGTCAAGCCTGTGTTCCGTGCGGAGGTTGCAGAGATGGTGAAGCAGCCCCGTATCACACAGCCCTTCTTCACCAAGTATGAATACACAACTCTGATTGCGACGCGCGCTCAACAGTTGGCGGAGGGTGCACGACCTTTGATCGATCTGAAGGGCTTGAAGACATCGGACCCCATGTTTGTGTGGACCGTTGCCAAGCTGGAAATCGCTCAGCGGAAGTTGCCGTATATCATCCGGCGCCAGCTTCCTAATAATACGTCAGAGTTTTGGAGCGTACAGGAGATGGAGATCATGTGGTAAGCTTACTTGACCGCAATCGCAACGACGACAGCCAGAAGCATATAGATCAGCGCCTCGTTCCAGCCATGTGCAGAACTGATAACAAGACGGCCGCCAAAGAGATCTGCAACACTTCCACCAAACGCATGGAACAGAGAAACGGCGACAATCACAATCAGAAGCCACTTTTTAAATGTGCTCATTTGCTTACTCGCCGGAAAGTTTCATCAGATCCTCAGCAGACGGAGGAAAGACGAGCAGCTCAGGAACCTTCTCAGGAGGGTTCAGCATCTGCGGCGCATCGTGCGTTGCCATGCCCATTGCCATTGCCAGATAGATCGAGCTTGTGGGAGTGAAACGGGCATTGACCTTCGCAATATCCGCATCAACTTTCTGACGCAGACGGTTCGGAGGCATTGTTGCATATGCAAATGCAAGGACGACCGCAACAACGAGCGCCAGGAGAAGATACTGCTTGGTGGACTTCTTCATTGTTCTTCGGACAGACAAGAAAAACGGAACCGCAGTTATCAAAGCAAGGGACTATACAATGGATTTCCCTATTCCTCTTCGTTGCTACACGTGTAATCTCCCCATTGCTGGAAAGTGGAAGACGTTTCTCGGCCTGGTCAGCAAGTATCGTAAGCAAGATGGCCGCCCTGAGAATGACGACCTAGTATACCTTACGAAGACGACTACCATCACTGCTGAAGGACGAGCTATGAATGATCTTGGGCTTACGCGGGAGTGTTGTAGGCGCCACTTCTTCACACATCCGGGAGTCTAAGTTCGTATTTCGACTATAACATTTGTCGCAGTAGATATACTTTGAAACCTCAAGACAATCCGAAGTTAAACAAGAACGAACGTGAGGGATCCGAATACGTAGGTTCGGACCCTCCATTTCTTTTTTACCTAAAGGATAAGAGTAAATGTCATCCTATAGCGAATACCTTTCGCGTCACAAGCAGAGAATGGTCACCATCACAGATACGCGTCCCCATCGTGATGCTGGACATCAGACAGAGATTATCCGCCGTCTTGCTGCATCGGGCAATCTGGAGACGGCTGTTGCAAAGACAGCATGCACGCTGCCGCTGAACGCACCCTCTACCCGTTCTGCTGCTGGCTACAACCACGGAGGCGGTCACAACGTTCAGGACGTTGCGATGTATGCCGAATACACAGCTGGTCAAGCCGTTGCTCAGGGTGCACTGCCGAAGAACGCAAAGACTTCTCAGATCACGAATACGATGCCGTGCCTCTCGCGCGCACAGCTCCCTGAGATTAACGACATGATCGCCGCTGATCCGAACCTGGCAGCGATCATGGCTGCACGGCAGTCGTATGGTCGTGGCTATTACGATAACTGCTGCCCGAACTGCAAGAAGGTTGTGTTTGCAGGAAGCTGCAACTGTCAGCTGACGTCTGTGCAGGCAGCTGCACTCAAGAGTGCGATCCAGCGCCCTCATACGATTGAACCTAACGCTTAAACGTCGTTATAGAAAAGTAAGCATGTTGACGGTGTATACCTATCTCATTCCCAAACCAGCCGATTGCTATGATATGTCCAGACTCTCGCTTGAAGAGGGATTTCTGGATACAGTCAAGTCGATCGTTGAACATCAAAAGGGTGGAACGATTTGGTTTGGCTATCTGGATGGCTGGATGTTGACTCCTCATGAGGAAGTCATTCTTCGCAAGGCTCTTCGCAATTTTCATTGCATCGTTGTTTCCCATTTTCCACTTTCCTTCTCACAGGCCTGGAAAAACGAAATCGATTGGGTCTACACAGAGGGAGTCAACAATGGATCACCCTACTCTCACAACAATGGTCGTTCTCTACACGATGGGTGTGCGTCTTAATACAGACATTCTGGCACACGAGCTTCCTCTCACAGACAATATCATCAAGGTTGAAAAGCAAGGTGTGATCAAGCGTGGTTCTTCCAAGCGTGATCTCATCAAGCGGAGGGCAAAGACAACGCCTCCGAAGCGGACGACTGGCTTTGGTCATAACTCGATCACGCTGGTGGTGATGTCGGATGGCGACGGATCCCTTCTTCGCAAGGAGATCACGGTGAAAATCTTCCAGAACGGCGTGTTTCATATCACGGGCGTTCTAGACGAGAAGTATGATCGGAATGTTGTACGTGTTCTGAAGACGCATATTGAAACAAACTGTCCCGCTGCGAAGTTGGAGGGCGAGTGGCTTGATCAGCGTCGCGTCGTGCTGATGAACTACAAGACCAAGTTGGCGGGGACGACAAATCTGTCACGCGATACGCTCTATGCAAACCTACGTGGCAAGGGTGTTACGACAGTCTACGAGCCAGCGGTCTATCCTGCAGTGAAGATCTACTTTCCCGAAACCAAGTGGATTGCAAAGGTGTTCCGCACGGGTCAGATCATTCTCACAGGAATGACGACTCATGAAGAGTGTGCGTCACTTGTGACTCAGTTAAAGCCACTGCTGGTAGTAAACTAAATGACAGCTCGCGAACTCACTCCTGCAGAAGTAGCCGCTGGTATGCGCGGCATTAACGAAGAGGATCTGTCTGCAACTCAGATCCAGGCACTTGTTCGGAACATGGATGCATCGAAGCAGAAGTGGGCTCGTCTCAAGAGCAACAAGATGGAATACGAGGAGAAGCTGCAGAAGGACAACGAAGTTCTTTATTTCAATTACCCCTCTCTTTTTCAGATGCACGCAGAGGATCGTCTTGATGTGACCTTTTTTGAGATGCTTACTCTGAAGCGGCGGATTGAGAAGGGGGAGATAACTCCGGAGCAGGCGACTCAGATTGTAGGTCAGAAGCTACATCAACGGTACATGCCTGAGCCCGCTCAACAGGCTCCGGCGCCGACGATGACATACGAAGAGTACTATCGCAGGCAGACTCGCTAGAGTTCCAGATCTCGTATTCTACAGTGCTCTTGCAGATGTTTATGAAGTAACTATGTAGCTGATCCCATGTACAATCCTTCATCGCATAGCACTTCATGTTTTCAAATCCAAGACCATCGAGCAGCCTGCATAGGTCCTCCTTGGTCATCACGTTGTCCAATACGAAAAAGTCGTTCTCCTTGTTATTACTGAGGTCTCGCAGGACATCAATATTATCAAGCAACGCCCTTGTTCCGAGAATGCAATACTGCTTCTTCTTATCAAAGTTCAGAATGCTGTTGTAAAAGGTTCCCTCGAACTTGTTACGCTTCCAGATGGGACGCGACCACCACTCTGCCTCGGGGGTCTCAAAGCAACCTGCCTTCTTCATATGGTCATCAATCTTGTACTCTGCAAAACCTTGCGGGACAATGAAATGAGGTCCAAGACGGTTGATCTCAGAATTGCGGATCAGTGAAAAGTTGTTCCACCCATCGTTCATGTACTGGATATAGGCAAGCTTGTGCACACGAGCCATCTTGGTCTTCACAGCTGTGCGCATAATAAGCTCCTGATCATCGCAGATAGGAAGATACTCCGAATAGTTGCCAATCTCGTTTAGCACAGTCCTCTTCCAGATACGCGGATGGTTCGGAACACCGACAATGTGACCAAGCGAGATATTGTTGATGTTCGGGGATGAAATGACATTCACCCAGATACCCTCGTACTTCTGACAGTAATATCCGGCATATCCGAGACCAAAGTGATCACCATACGAATGCGTGGTGCGATTCTCGTAGAGGTGCGCAGTGTCCATGTAGACAAATCCAACGTCCTTGTCCGTCTCGAAAGCCTTCACAGCATCGCCCAGGCAGTCGGGCAGGATCTCGTCATCGTGATCAAGCTCCAGAACATACTTGCCACGGCACATAGAAGCGACCTCGTTCTTCACGTTACCAATGTTCCCGCTGTTGCAACCACGGCGATACAGACGGACACGAGGATCCTTGCCGACCAGCTCCTTCAGAAAGATGAAGTGAAACTCATCAGGAGAATCATCCAGAACAACCCACTCCCAGTCCTTCATCTTCTGCTTCTTCAGACTCTCATAGGGACGGAGAAACTTCTTATACGAATTGTAGCAGGTTGTAAAGGCTGAGAACACGGGACGTGTCATCTCATGGGGCAAGAGCGTGTTGTGAATGTAGCAGAAGTTGATACCACGGTTGAAGGCAGGAAGATTATCCATACTACTGTAGTGTACCCACTTCAGCCGCATGCGGTTCACAAGCTCACCCATCGCAGGATAATACTCTTGCTCGGTCTCACCATACGTAACAAGAATATGGTAGTTGCAATCGAACATCTTCAGAACATCTTGAGGATCAGATGTGAAATTCAGAGTGCACTCGAGCTTATCCTCCTTCACGCTGAGAACAGTATCGATTGCCGCATACTTCTCATACCTAAAAAAGAGGACATTTGGATATTTCATTGTCTCTACCTTGATTGTTGTCGTTTCTGTTTAACCGCTTACTCCTTCAGCTCAGTGCGAAGCTCCATCAGCATCTTGCCCATCACATTCTTGCCAGGCCACTTCGAAGGCTCATTTGCCTTTGCCGTTTCTGCACCTGTTCCGATACCCCAGTACTTATCGCGAGCAGAGGCCTCGCCAATCGGACGGGTACCGGTCTCCATCAACTTGGTCTTCAGATCAGGGTGCTGAATGAACTTCGCCTTGAGAGCTGTGCGCATAATGCCATCCTTGACCTTCTCCCAGTCCTCCTTGACAAAGTCCTTGACCTTCTTACCCAGTGCCTTCACTGCCTTCGCAGAGGGCGTCTTCAAGATCTTATCTGCAATACCGCCATCACCAAACTTCTTGGCCTTCGACCACTGGAAGTAGTGCTCGACCGTCGGGAAGGTAATTGAGTCTATCTCGAAAGGTGCCTCATACATATTCGAGAGCACACGCCACTCGCCCTTACCCTCGTCAGCTCCGAAGAACAGAACAGGCACCGCGTTCGGGTCCTTCTCCACCAACTTCTTCACGATCTTCTTCTTGGGCGGCGGCTTGGCGTCCGCGGGCTTCTCCTGCTCACTGCGCTCGTCCTTGACGGGCTCAGGCTCTGCAACAGGGATCACAGCCTCTTGCTTCTCTTCTACCTTGGGCTCCTTCGGAGTCTCAACACGCTCGAAGATGAAGCTCCGGTGGAGGAAGCTGAATGCCTGATGCTCCTGGGTCAGCAGAATGTTGTTCTGCTCAGCATAGTGATCTGCAAACATCGTGCTGCCCACCAGGTTGTAGCCGTGCTTCTTGAGAACCTCCGTCATCTTCTCGAACGGCACCAGATACTCCTTCTGCGGCTGCTCGAAGCTCTCCAGGTGAACAGACACCGCCTTGCCGAAGTCCTCTGTCCAGCCCTGGCCGTCATCATACTCCTTGACGAACTCGCCGAAGACCTGAGCACCTGAACGGAACAGGTGGCTCTTCTTGCCCATCATCAGAGCATAGACCGCAGCACCGTCCAGACAGGTTCCGAAGAAGGTCCCCTTGCCGTGCGTCTCCAAGTTGTTCGCGAAGACCTCAAATGCCTCGTCCGACTCGCAGGCATAGTGGATTGCCATCTGGCACGAGATCACATCGAACTCTGTGTGACCTGCAAAGTTCTGCAGGTACGGCGTCGTAGCCGGCTCAGCACCCGTCACAATGTTCGCATACCGATTGTCACCCTCAAACAGCGGCTTGGTCATGTCACCGCAGATGAAGAGCACGGGCGGAATGTACTCCGTCGGGTGCGTGGCCTTCTCCTTGATGTAGCGAACACAGGCTCCCTGACGCGGAGAGCTGAGGCACGACTGAGACGAATCAATGCCCACCACAAGCGAAGGCTTCGTGCGCTTCCACTTCAGCAGATCACCTGCGCGACCCACAGCGAGCTCTAGCAGAGAATCGCCACTCTTGATACACGACCGGTACAGGCCGTCCTTGATGCGATTGTGGAAGCCGTAGACATCGCGCAGAATACGGTCACGGGCGTCCAGATTGTCGCGGTAATAGAGATCGTCCTCAAAGGTCGCGTCAGGCGGGTTCGCAACCAGATTCCTGATCATCTCCTCCGTAATCGGCACGTGGATGTTCGTCCAGATCGCATCGGCAACCGCGATATCGTTACCGAACTGCGGCCGACCCAGAACACGATACTGATGGGTCTTGTCGTAGCGGGTACGCATGATGTTCCAACGACCAAGATCCGTGTTGTACGAGCACTCGATAATCGTATTGTCCTCTACGCGATTTCCCTCGGCATCAATCGGTACACCACGATCATTCAGCGGCAGAGCAATCACGTGAGCGTCGGGTGCACGAGGAACCGACGGCTGAAACGGAGACGGAACGCGATCACGGTTCTCTGCCTTGACCCGCTCCTCAGGCGCCAGTTCGGGAGGCGTGTACTCGCCCGTCATCGTCTCGCAGGGGTAGACGATATCGCCCGGTGTGCGGGAGATATAGAGAGTGCCCTTCACAACACGCTTGTTGATGGAGGTGTCGAAGCTCTCGCCATTCTTGAACTTGACGAGGAAGTCGATACTGTTGTGCGAAGCAGGCTTCCACTTGTAGACCGTCAGCCATGTCCGGCCCTTGCGCTCATTCATCGGCGCGACAGGCGAAGAGCGAGGCGTAAAGACAAGACCGTCGGTAGGATACTCGAACTTGGTGTCTAGCATCTTGCGAATGGCCTCCTGCATGGCCTCACCATCACCCGACAGGAACATCTTGGTCACAACTCGCATAGGCTTGCTGCTCGGCAGAGAGATGAAGTCCGTAGCGATGTCAGCGACGAACGACCGACCGCATCCCAGTCGGGACTTGCTCTTGTCGTCATCTGTCGTGAAGAGCGGAAGGCGGCGGACGTCACGGTTGCAGTACCAGTAGACATCGAAGATGCAGAATTGGTTGCGATCTGCAAGGTACTCGCCGTCAATGATATCACCGACGTGAATGTCCTTCGTAGCGGTCAGACCCGTCCAGGTGATCACAGAGCTCGGAGTGAACCGCAGGACGCGGCGATCGCGCATTACGACGAGGAAGCACCGCTCGCCATCTGCCTTGTTCGTCACCGTGTAGCCGTTCAGAATGCTGTTCGGGCGGTCAGCAAGAAGGTGACGGCGCTCCAGAGTCACGGGGTTGAGGAACGGCGTGTGCGTCATCTCAAACTCCATGCGATAGCGCTGAATGTCCGAGTTCGACAGGACGAACTGCGATCCCTGGAAAGCGCCGAGAACGGGCGAGATGTGGCGGAGGACGGACTCCACAATAGCAGCCTCGGTCTTGGTGCGATCGACAACCTCCAGCTCGAGCTCGTAGATCGGGTTCTGCTTCAGGATATCTGCAAAGGTCTTGGTCTGCTTCGTCTTAGACTTCGACTGAGAGAAGTCGTAGCGGACCACGCCATCCAGACTGGTCCACGAGCGTCGGTGAATGACACGGATGTGACTTGCAGAGTCCATCGGCGAACCCGAGAAGTCCTTGCGCAGGTGCTCCTCGTGGCGGAGAGTCATACGGATTCCAGCGTCGGGGATATCAACGGTATCCGACTTGCCCTGGAGTGCCGTGACGACCTCAAAGTAGCGGCGCTTGCGCTCGACCTCGAGGGGAACACCTCGAAAGCTTCCGGTTGTGCAGACCTTGTGGATGTTTTCAGCTCCAATGACTACAACACGAAGCCCATCAGAGTAAGAGAAGGTTGCGCGGTGCTCATCGACAGGAGCGCCACGCGAGTAGAGTTGAAGAGTCTTGACAATGCGATCGGCAATGTCCTTCGTGTGAATTTGGTTGGGGAGAATCTTGCATTCGAGTTCTGCGTGCTTATCCTTCTTCATGAGAGAGGCGAACTCCTTCAGACTCGCGAGAGCCGAAGAAGGGAGAAGGGTATCCATGGTTCCTTATCTAATAGCATGAATCAAAAGCATCCATTTTAACTGGTCCTCCGCTCATACGTCTTTCGTTCTACATCATCGGCTTCCATTCGCTTGTGCTGATCAAGGTAAAAAAGGACCATTTTTTCCATCTCAATCATGCACTCATCAGGCAGAGAATCCGAAGAAACCAATACGCCGTTCTGCGTCTTGGTAAAGCTCTCCGTATACTTTTTGATAATATTGAAGATCTGTGCGTGTTCGTTTGCGTCGAGTTTATCCAGTCTTTCCTTCAACGCTTCCTTGCGGCTTCGGTTCATTTGTATCTACTGCAGCAGTCCTTACCATCTTCTTCCTACGCGGCTCGCCAGACGTCTTCGTCTTCTCGACCGCAACCGTCACCACGCGCTTCTCGTTGTCACCCTTACCAACCGGAGCAGCAATAACCTCCTGTGCCTCCGGCTCCTCCTTGTTCTCCTCGGTCGAAGGCCGAATTACCTCACGCAGCTTCCCAAGTACAACGATCGTCTCATCACCCTGTTGAAATCGGGTACCGACGACATCGAACTCAATATCCTGTCCGACATCCGCCTCGTCAAAGTCAGGATTGCCGATATGAAGATCGCGAGGCAGAAGGATCTTGATCGGAGCAATCTCGGCGTGAAGTCCAATCTTGCTCTTCAGAGTCACAGGTGCCTTGAACACCTGACCAGCGTGGGGCAAGCAAAGGTCCGCCTGGAAGCGAACCGAGTAATCGACTCCGCCCTTCAGGATATTGGTGCGACCGAAGGAATGCTCGGCAATCGTGATGCTACGGGGCTGCACATATCCCTCTGGGATGCAAATGCCCTCATACTTGTGACGGAGTTGGGCCACAAGACTCTCGTGAATATTGCGTTGGATAAACTTGGCATCCACATGAACATTGCGAGTGAGCTCACGACGTTCATAGAGAGAATCCATTGTGCCTTCTTGTGTGTTGGAATAGATGTTTTCGTTTTGTATGTTACGCTTTCAGTCCCTTCTTAATAGCAGCCTTGTTTGCTTCTGCACCCAGAACCTTCATTTCCTCCGGAGTGTACCATGCAATATTGTGTTGTTCGCGAGCCAGGAGTTCCAGATACGCGCAAAGAGGCGCACCTGCCAGACCACCGGCAAGGCCAACGCCATTCACGTCGATATACTTTGCAACTACCTTCATCTTCGAGACCGGATTCTGACCTGTGGAACAGATGGTAGGCATAAAACTCTTTGCACCGATCACACGGGTCGGTACATCGTCGACTAATTCGGATAAAGAGAGTGTCAGGGTTCCGTTCCCTGCAAGAGACGCGAACAACTTGCCCTTGTCAGCAACAAATCGAGCAATCAGCTCTTTTACCCACTCTTGGTATTTTGTAAGGTCCTCTCCAACAAGATCCTGATCTTCGCCGCTTACAATGATCTCTGAATCAGGGACATATAGGCGAGAAGCAAATGGCAGATCGGGCTTGGTTGCAAGATACGCCTTCTTCTCGGCTGGACTGAACTCGTGATCAAAGATGTAGCCGTTACGGACTTCCTCGGAGAAACGTGTTGCAGAATCTTTCGGCCACTTGTAAGCTTCACGTTTTACATCCAGAATGTCATCCGCAAGGTTCACCTCTTCCACTGTCTCGATAGCGGCATCTGGAAGCGGCACTTCAGCTGGTATTGTCGGACGTGTTGTCCTCTCAATCAACGTGCTATTCGATACGTCAATTGGCGCCAGAGCATACAGATCTCCCTTTGATTCGAGAAGACTCGGGCGTCCGAATGCATCGACAAACCGGAAAGCGGTCGAGATAGCCTGTTGCAGTGTATAGATTACGACTTCACGACTGAAGGGGCGCAATGTCGAGAAGAGCTGTTCGCGGTCCCAAATCGATTTATCGATAAAGAGCTTTCCGACCTTTGTCAGAATCTCATCGCGAGAATCCATGTAGGACGAAAGAGGACGAACGTGATCAGGATCAGCTTCCTGGGGAGTCAACTTGCACTGCTCAACATCAGGCGATTCGTCAAATGCAGGTGCCAACATTCCCTTGAGACGGTACGCTACTCGTTCATGACCTTCATCGCGGATCTGAGGAACCTCCAGCTCACGCCAATCTGCAGGAAGCGCTAACTGAATAGGACAGTCCATTGCGGATTCTGCCATGACCTTGCGAACGCGTGCGATACGGATGCCCTTCTGTTCAACCCTCGTCCGATACGTATATTCATCAAACGCCTCGCGCTCAGCTTCAGGGCGGACAACGTGCAGATAGACGGTGCAGTTCTGCTCTTCGGGAACAAGATCTTGGTGACTGCATGTTCGGAGAGCGCGTCCAATCACCTGCTCAATGCGGCTCATGTTCCACCAGGGATCAAGGATATGCACCTGACGGATGAAGCGGAAATCAATACCTTCTGCAGCAAGAGGGCTCGTGACCACAACCTTGACGTTCTTTCCACTTACGTTCGAGCGGTTCTTCACAGCGTCCAACATAGCGCTAATCTCTGCATCTGACGCACTAGAGGAGATCAGAATATACTTGCCCTTCGGAGTTCCTGTATAAGACGGCTTCTTGAACAATGTCTTTCCCTTGTGAGGCAGATATCCGTGCTCCTCGAGAGCCATTGCAAAAAGACGGGCTCCACGCTCGACATAGTTCGAGTAGACCAAACAAACACCGCTCGAGCTCTCGATGGACTTGATGGCGCTCACAAACTTCGACGAATGATTCGGCAGAGTCTCAGGTGTCAGAAACGGCTCACGAGTATACGTGAACTGATTTCCAGCAACCTTGAACGACTGTGCAAAGTTCTTGTCGTCTGGGAGCACAGAAACCGTCGGCATCATCATGGCCTGTCGCTTTGCATCATCTTCGTCTTTCTTGCCGGTTGTCAGAACCTTCTTCTGAATTCCAGCGGGTTCCGAAGAAACCAAGCTCAGATACTTGATGCGATCTGTATCAGGGATATCGCGATTGTTGAATCCAACCCTCATCTCAGTATTCGAGGCAATCTTCGGAGGAGGCAGGCGAAAGGGAAATGTGAACGGACTCTCACCCTTCACATACGATACATAGTCCTGGCACCACTGACGAAACTGAATCTCTGACTCACCGCCCTTCAGCTCACCATCCGACGTAAAGAAGTCAGATGCCTTCAATGTTGTCTTGAACGACTGCTTGCGCTCGTTCCACAGAAAGAGATTCATGAAGAAGATGATCTCCTCGAAGGTATCGTACATCGGTGTAGCCGTCATCAGAACCAACACAAGACCATCTGCAACCTTGACAAGACGCTCCAGACCACGAGCGACCTCAGTCTCTTGCGTGGTGATGTTATGAGCCTCGTCGATAATGATCAGACGGTTATCGAAGTTCTCATGCACCCACGCTTCATCGATATCCGCTTCAGTTCCCGTGAGCTTCTCGTTCAGACGGGCTCCGAAGGAATTGTAAGCCTGAAACTCATAGTGCTCCTTGATGATGCGATCGGCAGTTGTTTCCAGACGCGACCTGATTTCGGGATTTGCCCAGTTCTTCGGCTCAGCCTCAATACGCAGAAGCATATCCAAGTAACGACGTCCCGTGCACTGCTTAGAACTCAGCGTATCGCTGATCTTATCCAGATTCACACGGCTCATATCGAAGATCTGTGTGCGGAAGTTCTCTTGCACAGCACGCGACGCGATCACCAAGACCTTCTTATCCTGAAACTCGGGGCGCATGATGTATTCCTCCGCAATCTGAATACCCGTGCACGTCTTTCCTACACCCGTTCCGTGGACCATCATCAGGTTACGAGTAGGGGAATCGGGAGACAGGATACGGCGCAGTAGCTTCTGTTGCGGCTGGAGAGTGTAATCGGATCCCGCAGAGTTACAGAGTTTGTTACGAATGGAATACAGAGCTTCCAAGCTTGCACCTGGAAGTGACTGAGTTTTGATTTCTGCGAGTTCTGGATATGTCAAGTTGACCATTACTTTGTTTCCCTATTATTTACTAAAGATGCCTTCTTCTCCTCCCGGACCGCCTTCTCCCGATGCAAACACAGGCCCCGCAAACGCGCCTTCCACGTCTACCGGAGATGTTGGAAAGGCTGCGGGTGCCGCTGCAATTATCGGCATGATCATTGGTAGTATCTTCCTCTTCATGTGGCATTTTGGTGCGGCTAGTCTGTCCTATGCGAAGTACGGGTCGATCGGTTGGGCGATCCTGGACTTCTTCTTTGCGACGATTTACTACCCTTATTATGCGCTCGTCCTGAACACACCTACTCCTGTTGTTCAGGCGATGATGGGCGGCCGCCGTCGTATGAAGTTCTGGTAGTTTGTTTCCGTTAACTAAGTAATGGCAGCAGCGGCAGCAGGGCCGGATATAACATCATTGCTGTCTGGTTTCGCTAAATCGGATGGAAATCACGACTTCTCAGGGAAGTATTCCCCGCTTGCAAATCCGACGATTTTTAATCAAAGTATTTGGGTTGATGCAATTTCAATTCCTAACGCCGAGGATGGTGTGCTCGATAAAGTTGAACCCCCTCGAACAGCAGGACCACATAGAAGACCATTCAAAGATATTATAGCTGCGCCTGGTCCACAGCAAATTACAACACAAACAGGATACACATTCAATATTTCAAAGGTCACCCTTGACACGACAGGAGGGAAACTTGTTAGCAATCTTGGAATAGGCGGTTCTGCCCTTGTAGTTGATACATTTTTACATAGTTTTCTCAAAAAGCTCAAGGAAGGCGATCCTGCACCTGGGGTGTCAGTATATTACCTGTATCTTCCTGAGAGCGAAAACGATCCTGGCGGCAAAGCATCTGCAAGTACGCTACCTTCCAAACTGACATCAGGTATCAATCTGGTTCAGCTGACTCAGAAGAACACAGGTCCAACAACATATCTAGAGAGTACAGGATACGATGCAGCAAAGCCCTTCAGCAACTTCAATTCGAAATTCCGATACACCATTTCAGGCTTGCGTCAGTCAACGATGTCGGGGTTTAAGAGAAAATCTGTTGAGACCCGAGTCGATAATAGAAACGGAAAAGAAGTGGTTGTCTATGACGCAAAGGAGCAAAACTCAATCAATTCTATTCAGACGAAGGTATTTGATCCTATTTTTCTACGAGGGAGAGAGATAACGTCCGATGACAAATTTAACATGCAGGCTGCATGGGGGAGAAAGCGGAGTGGCGATTGGCTCCAGGTTCTTGCTTGTAAAACTCTGAAGGATCGCGTTTTTGAAAAGCCGCTTCCTCCAGGAGCTCCCGTCTTTTTCGTAACAATTGATCGTATTGCAATGGCTTATGCACTCATGATGGGTGTGAATGTAATATACTTCCCGCATACGCCCGCTGGAGAGACGTCGCAGGTGGCTGTGTTCAGTCAAGGCGCTCCTGTAGATCGCACAGAGCCGTGTAGAACCGCGTTGGTAGCGTATGGGGCAAACGAAGCCCTGAATCAGTTCTTAGTAGATATCATCCTGGATCGAAACAAACGACTTGAGACCCAGATAAACTACATTACAGGACTTTCTCCAGCCCCGGATGCTGAAGGTGTAAAGAATCTACTGAGTCGTTCGCTTGAATATGCACATACGTTTCTTGCATATGCACCCTACGCAGAGACAATACAAACGATTATTGAGAGCCCAGAAGTAAAAGACCCTTGCATACAATTGCAAACGTATGAAGATTTGAATACACTCTTTCTTTCTCACGAAGGGGTTGTTGGTATCCCCGAAACAACGTTTCTTCTTCCGATATCGAACTACGTACAGTCTGTTGAAAATCTGATCAGTAAGTTCCCTGTGCAAGGAGAGAGCAGAATGCGTATCCCTAAGGTTGCTTATGATCCTGAGATTGTGGATAAGTTTGCATTCATGAGTTACATGTCAAAAGTGCAAGATGGTAATCGCCTTCGAACAGTTCTTCAGGAAAAATTGAATGCCCTTTATTTGAGTGCCGCAGATGAAACAGTAAAGAAATATTTGTATACCATTCTTCAACGTGCAAAACTGAGTCTTTATGTTCCGGAAGCACCTGTCGAACCTAGTATGATCGATACGTCTTCTCATGTTATTCATCGTCTCCAAGGAACGAAGGTTCGGAGAGTCGAGCCATCTGCACCACCATCTCCCGGTCGTTCAGATTCAGAAGAGCCAGAGTTAAAACGCGCTCGTACTACTGGTGGATCGCGCAGAAGAACGCGTAGAAAGATGCAGGGTGGCTGGAAACCAGAAACCGTCTTCCTAAAGTCGATTGCTTACGATGATCACGAAGACCTGATCCATGTTGCTACATACCGACTTCTGAATTTAGGCGATGAGATATCTGACAATTTCTTACCGATCTACATGATGTTCGAAGCACTTCTCCGCCAAGTGGAGCCCAGTATGTTTGAATCAGCCGATCTTCAATACTACCTGCGCTTATACACATTTCTCGACAAGTGTAAGGGTCTTGCAGTAGGAGGGCAAAAAATAGGTCCCGTTCTTCGAGACTTATTGTTTACAAAAGTTCAATCTGAAAAGAATACGGACGCCATTCAGGCGTATCTTGGTTCGGATCTTGGATTCACGCTTGTGTGCAATTCCCTTTCCACAAGTCTCTGCGGAGAATTTGACGAAACGGTTGATAGAATTGATGAAACTTTCCAAGGGGCTCTTCGAGGTTTTTATGCAGAGCCTCCCGCGATATTTACATCGAGCGACGAGTTTATTGACGCAATCAGAGGGAATCAGTTTGCAATCTATGATGCGATACCCAAAGAAGTATCAGCACCAGCTTCAGTTGCATCTCCAGATCGAAGTGGAGAAACTAGCATGAACGATGCGTCTGAAGAAAGTGTCGGAGAAGATAGCGTAGAGCGCCCACCGATAGCCCGTCCTGCAAGTGCAATGGCACTATCCTCTAGGCCTTTAGTAACAGGAGAAGCATCCGACTCTTCTGGTAAAGGATCTCGCTCATCTGTGTCAGCAGATGGATCGTCGCAAGATAGATCAACTATGATGGCAAGTATGTTTGGCAGTCCACAGACATCGCAGGTTTTTGATTCAAGTTCAAGCTCACAGGGCGATGGATCTGGAAGCGAAGTAGACATTAGAAAGGGAGGTCGTCGTCGCACTCGGCG